GTAAGCAGCGTAAGAAAAACCGTTACAGCAAAAGACTTTCCAGATCCTCTACCCCCTGTGATTATAAAGTAACGAGCATCAGATTCAAATAAAGGATTGTATTTCTTATTCAGTATCAGTTTCTACAAATGTTATAACAGGCATATTAATAGCTTTATCTCCAGAGGTTACATCTAATCTATTCGTTTCATTCCATCCTAGTCTAGTCTTTGCTGCGTGTATTACAACTGAAGGCACTTTATCTTTTACACATTCATAATACTTTGACTTGATAAAGTCTTTTTGTATGTTTTCTATTTCTTGTACTTTGTCTGCAAATTCTTGATCCTCTTTTACCCACTTGTAAAAGTTTGTTCTGCTTAAGTCAGTTGCTTTTAAAGCTGTTGTTATTACTCCTAGTGAACTTTCTAATGCTTTGAGTAATCTCTCTTTGTTAATCTTTGTTCTATTCTGTTCCATTCTTTATTGCTTTTTGTCCTGTAAATTGTTCCCATCTTTCTATTATAACATCACAATACTTTTCATCTAACTCCATACCATAGCATTTTCTTTTAAGTTTCTCTGCTGCTATTAGTGTTGAGCCACTTCCTAAAAATAAATCAGCTACAATATCTGCTTTATGATTTCCTATTGCTCTTAATGGAACTTCTATTGGTTTTTGTGTTGGGTGTAGTTTATTTACTCTATCTTTTTTTATCTCCCAAGTTGTATTTTCTGTGGTACTCCCTATAAAATTTGTCTTACTTCCTACTTTACAATATACAAAAGGTTCATATCTATTTTTATAATGGCTATTCATATCAGCATATCCTGTGTTAATTTTTACCCAAGCCAAAACACTCATTATATCTATATTGTTATCTTTTAAAGGTTTGTAGATTTCATAAGAATATTTAATGGCATAAAAAATATAAATTGCTCCATTATCAATAATTAAAGGTATAAGAGGAATAAAATCTGAATAAATATCTATCTCATCATTTTTGAGCATATCCCTTTTATTATTAGTGTTAATTGTATTTCCGTGAATTACTCCACCTCTATAGCTTACTCCATAAGGAGGGTCTGTAAATACCATATCTGCTTTTTCTCCATTCATTAGTTTCTCCACATCATCTGAGCTTGTGCTATCTCCACACATAACTCGGTGTTCTCCTAGCTGCCAAATATCGCCACGCTTTACTTTGCTTTCTTTTACTTCAGGTATTTCATCATCATCTATTAATCCTGCTTCAGGTTCTTTATCATCCTCGTTTTCCCACACATCCAAACCCCATTCAGCAAGTTGTAAACTATCCCATTCATTAGCTAACATATCCCATTCCCATTCGCCAAAGCCTACATTATCCTTTACTATAAACTCTTTCTTTTGTTCATCAGTTAATCCTTCTGCTATTTCAATCCATACTTCTTTTAGTCCTGCATCTTTACTTGCTTTAAGTCGCATATTACCACCTAAGACAATCATGTCCTCATCTACAACAATAGGTCTTAGCTTTAGCATCTCAGGAAAGTCTTGTATTGATTTTACTAACTTCTTGAATTTATCGTTCTTAATAATTCTAGGATTATTAGGATTTCCTTTGACTTGACTGATCTTAACTTGTTGCCTCATAGTATATAATAGAATTTGTTATTATTTATTTAATTAAAAGGTTCATTAATACCACGTTCTCCACATAGCTTTTCTTTTGCACTATCCCAAAGCTTATCCCCTCTTTTCTTTTTACTTAAAGATGCTTCAGTTCTTTTAAGACTAGGCATACCATCCTCTGGCTCTGAATCCATCCACTTGCCGCAATCACATAGAGCTTGTATGGTTACCCATTTCTTTTCTCTATAAGCGATAGTTGATTTACCTATCTCTTTAGTTTCTCCACATTCGCATTTGTATAATGTCATTGCGCTAGTCCTCCTGTTATAGATTGATTATTCAATCCGTATTATATAATAGAAATTAAAACAATTTGTTTTGTATAAGAGGTTTATAGGTAGCATCATATTTTTTATTAATTCCTTTTGGATATTTTTTTATTTTCATTTTTAATTCTTTAGTCATCTTTTTAATTTCTTTTTTATTCCCATTAAAATATAAATATCTATGAGTGGGCTTTATTAAAATCTTTTCTACTACTTTGGCTTTATTATCTAACCCCCTTCTAATATCAAATTCAGTTCCATCTTCAAGTATGTATTTATGCTTAGGAGTGCTTTCGCCTGTATATTTCCAATTAGTAGCCTGATAAATATAACCATTGTGTCCAAAATTTGGGTCTGCATAAGATACTACACAATTTGGTTTTGGTAACATTTTTAAGCATTGTGAAACAAAATAAGATAATGAATTTTTATTTAAGTCATCATTTGTGATTAATCTATTGAGTTCAATCGTTAAACATCTATAATTGTTAAATACACATTTTCCATTATTATAGTTATAATTAGGAGGATAACCAAAAGTGCAAACACCTTTTAAAATATTATCAATATACAATCCAAAAGCAAAAGAAACACTACACATTCTTTTAGCATAGTGTTTTTTTAACAACCATTCTTTACACAAATAATTATCTATTGGTTCAACTTTATATATATCTTTTATACTCATTACTCATATTCGTTTTGTTTCACTTGATTCATATAATCTGTCTAGCTCAAAGTGCAAGACATTTATTGCTTTCTGTATATCTTGTTGAGCTGAGCTTCCTTCTTTTTTACCTGCTCTTAAAATATATTGTGCTGCCTGTGCAGTCCAAGGGCTTAGTTGAAAGTCATCTACTATTTTTCTAGCAGAATAACCGTACTTGTTTCCTATATAGTATTGAGGTTCAGGAGTTTGCTTGTAATCTGTTTTCTTTGTCATTTTCTAGTATTTTAATTAATCCTTCTTTTGTGTTTAGTTTTCTTGATCTTGATGATTTTCTGTACTCATCTGGAGAATATATTAGTTTGACCTCTCTTACCAAACCTTCATCATCATACTTTACAATCCATCTACTTTTATAGTGATGCTTTTGTCTTTTTAAGTGTGTTAAGTAACTCATTCGCTGTATTTTTTATATAGTTTTTTTATTCCATCAAAGCACGTAGATATACAAGATCCGCAATTTGTAGTAGGACTGTAATTAGTTCCATGTATTACATTATAAGTTTCTATCATTCTTTTTTTAGCTGCTTGATTTTTTGCTCTGCCTGTTTTTAAGTCTTTCCACATATCTAATATTTCATCTATAATCTCTTGGGGTAAATCCTCTGGTGTTTCTATTTCTGTGGTCTTTTGCCATTTACCCTGACTGCAACCCATAGGAGCTAAACGTGCTTTCACTTTCATAAAACAGCCGCAGTCCTTACACGTTCCTGTTGGCTTAAAATAATAAACGCAGGACTTACAGATTGCTATCCTATCCTCGTATATTTTGTTTGGTACAAAGAACTTCATTTTTTTGATATATTCTAATTAAATCTTTTTGTTTCTTAGGCATTGATTCAGGATATGGAAATCCAAACTGCATGACAAAGCTGTCTTTCTTTTTTGGATCATACAGTTTCATTCAATTCCTTTTTAATTATTTCTCTTACTTTGTCTATTGTCGTGAATAAGCTATTTCTACTGATCTTTGTCTTAGCTGCTAATGAATCTAATGTATTGCCTTCATAGTAATACAACTTAAATAATTCTGCATCATACCAATGTAAAGTATCAAGAACACAATCAATCTTTTCTAGCTTGTTAAGCCTTTCGTGATCTATTTTCTCATTTGGCAAATTTGATATATCTTTATAGTGATTACTACCAGATACTGTATAATCATCAACGCTGGTACAATTAGTAGAATAAATAGTGCTGTCAATATGCGTATAGTATTTTTCATACTTATAATAAAAATTACTTCTTTTACTTGTTAAGGCTCTACGTAATGCAACTGCTCCATATCTTATTATTCCATTCACTCCATCCTTTTGCCATATATCTGTTAAGTTCTGCCTGTTCATCTGAAGGAAGTATATCATTAATTCCTGAACAGCTTCATGTATTTTATTTTCATCTTTAGTAATACCGTAAGCCATAGTCCTAAATTTATCTGTCAGCTTTGATATTTCTATATATATATCAGTCATTTGTTGGTTCTAGTTTGTCTAGCTTATTTACCGTTTCTTGCAGCATTTGATCTAGCACCACTTTATAGGCTCTAACTACTGCGGCATTTCCTTTAGTTTCTATACCTGCAAAAAAACCGCTAGTCATAACTGATACATTTATAGGCATAATCATTATCCAATCATAAAAATTATTCTCTCTAACCCCTGTGCCATATCCATTGGAATAGTCTATTATTAATTGTAATACTTCTAAATAATTATTGTATTTTGCTTTCGTTGCTATTTCCTGAGCAAACTGTCTACACATCTCTATATATATTTCTATGATCTGCTTATGCTGTTCGCTTGAATATATTGGATTTTGCATTTTCAAATCTATAAAAAAACATTACTCAATTCCCTTTTCTTTTTTTAAGTTATCAACAGCCTTTTTGTAATAAACTATCTTTTCATCATAATCAGATCTAGAAAATTTTACTATTGTCCTAGCTTGATATTGCAATTCTAATGCTGTTCCATCCCCATACTTTGCATCTATCCATAAAGCAAATTTAAACTGTTCCCCTTGTTTAAACATATTACACCCCACGCATTGCGGTTGGCAGTTTACTTCATCAAATCTTGTAGGCAAAAAGCTTCTTGACTGAAAATGCCCACATTGCATTCCTGATTTATAATGTGATACCTTAGTACAAGTAAAGCATTGCACCATGCCTTCAGCAGTTGCATCTCTTAGCCTTATATAAAGACTAAACCATTTATCTAGTTCTTTCTTGAGTTTACTAATAGACTTCATACCCTAAGTCTTGTTTCCATTTATCTTGTATCTTACCCTTTCTTGCAGCATATATCTTACCCCTTAATTCTGGGTAATCCTCTTGTAGTTTTCTACGCATTCTTTCAATAGTCTTAATGTTTGTCAGCTTGTTATTAGCAAACATCTGCATAAATTCTAAGCCATTCATTTTATTAGGATCTATTTCTTTTTGCTTTAATTCTCTCCACCAATAAGAACAAATCAACATATTATCATTATCTCTTAAATGTGGTTTAATGGTAAGTAATTCTCTTACGATTTCTTTAGTTTTCATTCTTTTAATTTATAATTAATGTGAAGTAAAATTGCTATTATTATTGCCCAACCGATCATTTGAGTAGCTTTATTGGTTCTTGATAGTAAGGCACTTTGTCTTTTGGCATATCTAATTTTTCTACTTGATAAGTTGCAGAGTCGCACATCTTTTTCATGGCATATACCCATTTGTAAAAAGTTCTTATATTTAAAAACGGTTCATCTTTTGCAAATCTTACACCGTAATGAAAGGCATCCTGAATCTGGTTGAAGGTCATGTTTCCGAATCTATTTTCTTTAATTAAATCTTGAGCAAATATCTTGCTAAGTGTAGCCATTGTCTGCGGATCTGTTTTATGCCCTATTTCAACAGATGTCTTAGCAACTAAGTCTAATACTTTTTCAGTCAAGTCTTGTACGTTTTCTTGTTTAAGTGGTTTCATTAATCTTTACTTTTTAAATTATATAAAAAATCTGTACTCTTTCCATACCTAATACACTCAGGAATATCCTCATCTTTAATTCTTTGACGAATATAATGTTTTACTTTATGTATAGCAGAAATTCTATGTCCAATCCTTATCAACATTCTGCCATCATTACATTTACTTTCTTTTTCTTGTAGTTCTAATTTCATTTTATCTAATAAAAAAACTACACTTTCTAAAAATCTTATTTCTTTTTTCATAATAATTTTTTTGCTTCTTGCCAAGCACTAATCTGTGAATCTAACTTAGACATTGTTGGCTTTTTAGTTTCTCTGCGTTCCCAAGTCCGAACAGCAGCTTTCCAGTCTTTCATTTTATTCTTTCCGATTTTCCAATCTTTGCTTTCATAAAAATCTATAAATGCTTCTGCATCTATATTATTATTACGTTCTTTACAATAATCTTTAACTTCATCAACGTTGGGCTTTTTAAAGTATTTATTTATTGTTATTATTTTTTTATTCTTATTAATAGTTGTTAAGTTTATTTCTGACAAGTTGTTAAGAAACTTAATAACTAGTTGTTCATTTATTTTGAAATATTGTTTAGCTGGTATTCCCCTTCTTTGTGTTTCAATTAAGCCTTTTTCTTTTAAATTTTTAAGGCATTTTCTTTGCTGAAAAGCTGTTAAGGTTGTATCTTTCTCTATATTAGCTTCAGTATTAAAGAACCAACCATCTGTCATTCCATTAGCTATGAAATACTCCTCTTTACTTATTAGGTCAGCAAGTAGGACTGCTGAATTTAATCCTACCTGCCTAGCTAATTCTTTATTCAACACCAAGAAAGCTGTACTGCTTAAAAGGTGCTTCATACGATCTCTAAATTATATTTACAATTCACGAGGGCTAACTTACAATTTTCTAATTGATTGTAGAAGTTTTTGTAAGAAACTTTAATATCAACACCAACCTTTCCAGATTGAATACGTATAGTAGTCTGATGTGGTTCACTATTTTGAACACCATTATCTTTTAAAAAGTCTCTTAATTCAACACGATCTACAAAAATTCTTTTTGATCCTTGTATGCTTTGATAAGCATTGTAAACCTTGTTAAATGTTTCTCTATATTTAGGAAAAGTACGATAGTTTGAACTATGTATTCTTTCGTAATGATATATAGAAGCTCTATTTCTTTTTAATACTTTAGCTATTACTGTTGGATGTGTTTTGTCTATCATTCTAGCTACTACACTTACAACACTTCTCGGAATTTGAAATTCACTTTTTCTGCTTTTATATGCTAGTGAACCCTTACGCATATCTAACAACCTAGTTGTTAAGTCGCATAAGTTTTGAAAGTTATCCTCTGCTATCATATTAGAAAGGTGTGTCATCAGAAGTTATAAAATCAGGCCCAGTAGTTTCTTTAGAATTATTAAGACCTATTCTCCAGCAGTCTATATTATTGTAAAACCTACCTTTGTATTCTCTTGAATATACATTGCAATTCGCAATCACATTATCCCCTTCTTTTAGATTATCTAATAGACTGATCTTATCTCCCATAAATTTAAGTGCTACTTGATTGTTGTAGTCTGATTCAGTTTCTATTATACAAACTTGACTCTCCCATGTTTTACCAGCTTTAGAAGTTCCTGCTTCTGCTTGTAGTTTTTTACTTAGTTTTCCTTTAATTTCCATTTTTATTTATTTAATTATTATTATTTTTTAAAATCCTCTGACTCATCCTCTCCAAATACTCCAAGCTCGTAAAAGCCTGTCAGTTTAAGTACTGCTCTAGACATTGCTCTTTTCTCTGCCATTTCCATAACGTACCAAGTATTGCAGTTTCCATCTTTAAATCCACCTTTTAAAGCTGATCCAAAAGTCTGTATTGATGTTTCGCCTTTTAATGCATTTGCTTTTACTACGCAAAAATCCTTTTCACAATTAATTACTTCATAGTCAATAGTTATATTTTCCATTGCTTGAATCTTGTCAATTCCAGATCTTGTGATAATTACATAGTGCTGGTGCTTAAATACATCATCTTTGTCTAGATTATAATGTAAGTATTTTTCTTTAATCTTTTCTGTTTTCATATTCTTTTTTTAGTGTTAATAATTTGGTTAAAAATAATAAATTTAATTTAATTCATTAATAATTTCTTGTAATTGATCATCATTTAATTTGTGATCCCATAATCTACTTAGGGTTTTACTTTCGTGTAGAATCTCCTCACCTTTTATGTAAACATACATATTGCACACTCTCTCTGAACTCGAAAGATCTGTTGTTACTTCTCCAAAATTAAATTTTTCATAAGTTTGTATTTCTCTTATAGCTTCAAAAGATCCTACATTTTTATCAAGCCATCTTTCAGCTTCAGCATATCCAATTATAAAATAATCAGTATTAAATATTTCATGATGTACTTCAGATGCTTCAGGGCTTGTTCCTTTTAAGTTTTCTAATCCTTCAATCGTGTAGTCTATCAAAGAGATCGGGGTGTCTGTAGTTAATTTATTCATTTCGTTTTTATGTGTTTAATTAGTTGATCTTTTATATATTCTATTTGATCTGAGTCAATCCATTCTAAAAAGTTGTAAGCATCAAAACACACCTGAAAGTCTTTGCCATATTCATCTGTACCTCTTAAATACAATTCCCCCTCACAACATTGGAATGTATTTAGATTGTTCATTGCTTTGTGTATTAATTCTTTATCCATTATATTATATTAGATTTATTATTATTGCTCTATTTCTATTAAGCTCATTTCCTTTGTGAAAATTAAATAACGAAAATATTTCATTCTTTTTTAAGTATATGTTTGTATACCTTGTTAATGCTTTTTTAATTTCATCATTTTCATCCTTGCAGTAAAAGCGAGAACTCTCAGCTTCTGGCTTATAATCATATGCTTCATCAACATTAAGATTATACATTAAACAATAATCATCAAGAGCTTTATCTATTTGTTCTTGTGTTCCATAGATTCTTATTGCTGTGCTTACTTGTTTTAAATCAGTAAAGTAAGTGTCTGTGATAGAATCTAAAACCTTAACAAGTGCCAGTCCTTTTGCATTTGTTTTTGGGTAAAAATAAAAAGTTTGACACTTTGTACGTGATTCTATTTTAGTTATCCAATCGTGTGTTAGTAGTTCCATTGTAAGTGTAATAAGATTGATCCAATAGCTAATAAAGTCATACCAACACATCCTAAGAAAAACTTAACTTGACTAACATTGTCTTGTTGATCTATATAGTAGTCCTCTAATAAGTTAATATATTCCCCTCTTGCATTTTTGGCAAACACAAAGTCAGCAGCAGACTTTCCACTTATTATAAATGACTTTCCTGTTTTTTTACTTGTAAATTTCATAATTCTTTTTTATTGATTAATAGTGCAAATGTAAAAAGATTATTTTAATTGACAAACATATTGACATATTTTTTATCAAAGTTATTAACAAAGCCTAATAATGTATCTAGAAGCTATTGTAATACGCTTACAGTATATATGTATTAAAAAGATGTGAAAGTGGCTTAGAAGCTATACAGATAGGCTTAAAATAGCTATTATGATGAGCATGTATAACAAGTAAAGTTGCCAAGAGATTTTGTCTTTCATTATAATGGCATCAAAAGATTGATGGGTAGAGTTCCGTTATTGAGTACAACTGCACAACCTATTGCTTGTCGCTTAAAGTTTCTAGCGTAAGCAGCAGCGTATGTATTAGCATTTACACCACAACCAACTTGCATTCCAAAGACTCTGAATCTTTTTCCAACATACCACCGAGTGTATGCTTCAGTATGTGTATGACCGCAAACAGATGACATTAGATTATTCTTTGCTTTGGTTTGTGCTTGACCGCCTTCTCCATGTTCATAAAGCACATCATCATACACTACTGATTCTGTCCAGTTCCAATTAGCAGTTCCTAAGACTTCGTTGTATGATCTTATCCAAGCAGCAGGAATACCGCCTGTCATAGCTTTCCTAGAAGCCATGCGATCATGATTTCCAATACAAACATCAGCAACAGGAAAAGCTTTATACCAGTCAGCTACTTTTTCTATGGTCTTTTCTAGTTCTAAACCTGCAGCCATGCCATCAGGATCAGGCTCATGGTAAGAAAACGCATGATTATCCAGTATATCTCCGATAAATATTACTTGATTGCAGTTATAAGTTTCGTATTGCTCTAGGCAGAAGTCTAAGTAACCTTCTAAGCAAAAGGGTTCATGCAAGTCACCGATCACTAGAACATTCCTAGTGTCGGATTCTCGCATTTTTTGTATTGCCACAACTTCATGCGGCTTTAATCTGTATCTGTTATTTTTTAGCAACGTCTGCAATTCCTTGTCCAACAACTAAAGTTAGAAGGGCATAGTATAGGTTCTGAGCAGTTTCAACATCAACTCCTAAAAACTTTACTAATGCAGGTACAACTATTGAACTAACTGCGTACCAGAATTTCTTTGATTTAAACATCTGACCGATAAGGTACTTCTCTAAAAATTTCATATTATTTATTTTTGATTATTAAATTCATTTCTGTGACTCCCAAATTTATGACTTCTTTAAGTAATAAATCCAATGCTAAAGTTGAATTATGAACAATGTCTTGTTGGCTTTTTAATCCTACTAGGATGCACCCCCTTGAATCTTTAGCGGTATTACCCCTATGAAAAAGGATATAGTCTCTATTTGGTACGTCTTTTACTAATATGTGCAAGTAATCTCTACTTCCACTTTCTCTTGGGTATCTTAATCTTGCTGAATATTCTCCTGCTGGTATGCAAGATATACTCCTTTGATTATCTTTATAAGGCAGCTCTAAAGTATCACACATCTTTTCTCCATTTAAAAACAATTCCCCAATGGTAGATTCATCAGTAAATGTCTTTCTAATAATAAGAATATTTGCTTGGCTCAAACTAGATGAAGTATGATTTGTAGATTTTACAGCCCTTAACTTCTTTAACAAATTCTTTACGCATTTTAGGTTCATCCTTTAGATTTTTGTTATACTTAGGATTTGTGCTGTTCAGCTTACGTTTCTTAGGCATCTTTATTAAATTTAACAAATTTATAAACAGTAAAACTTATAGCGAGTATAAGTGAAACTAGGGTTAGGTATTCGTTGCAATCCGTAATACTAAAACCAATAGCCGATCCGTTAGCTATTCCTACTTGTATTGTGTCTTTTAGATCTGTCATTTTTATTTGATTTAGGCTTAGCTTCTAAGTAAGACTTCAGCTTAATTATATTTGTTGTTTTAGTTTTGTAATGTTTTTTCATTAATCTCCTGCACTTAAAAAGTCACGTAATGTTAATTCAGTTCCCTGTTCTGGTCTTTCTAGATTCATTCCTGCATAATAATTTTCAGTAGTTGGGCTAACATCTGCACCAGAGTTGGTAGAGTATTCTGGGAAACTTGATATGTTATTTCTTATGTAGTCTATTAGCCTTTCTCTGTAATAAGAAGCTGTGTTAAGCACTTCCTCTCTAAAATGTTGAGCTTCCTCTGTACTAAGGGCTGTTCCAGTTTCACTTGACTTAGAATATATATTGCCATTCTCCACCTTAAATCTAAGGTATGGCAAAGCGTGGTATAGAGAATATCCTGGCAACATGTCGCCAACATATTCATCAACTAAAGTCTTATAGGCTTCATTCCCTACATTTCCAATCGTTCCTGCTGTAATTAAGTCTTTGATCTTTTGAGTCAGATCTGTTCCTAATACTGTTTCAACATACAGCTTCTGTGCTTCTCTGACAAATGGTAACAATAAATCAACATCCACATTTAGGTTGATTGCTGTGCTGTCTTTTAGTTTCTGTTCTGATATAAATAATACGTATGCCATTTTTATACATTTTTATATTTAGCAATTAACTCAGGGTTTACAAAACCGTGATCAGGCATATCGTGTGGTGCTACTGACACTTCTTTAGCATTTCTTGGCAATTTAACCCCCCTGCTTTTTGCTTCTGTTGATGTGATTATTTTGTCCGAATTTTTAGGTCTATTCCCTTCTTGTACTAGAATAACTCTGTACCACCGATGCTTACAGAGTGCGCCACCTTTCCACTTCCATATTGAGTAAGTGTTTGCACCATATTCCCCCCAGCCTGGGTTCACTTTTTTGCTACCCATAGCAATAATATCCTCTTTACGGTATATCTTATCTGCATTAGTCATCTTTTTGCAAAAATCTCTTTCGCCTACCTTACTACCCACATATCTATACCTTACCCTGTAAATATCATCTTGATACTTTTCTTGTTTACTTCTTTGGTCTTGACCTGATTTTCTATTAGGGTAGGCTGAACCTGTACTGGCAAATTCATAGTAATCACTATTTAATTCTTTTTGAAAGTCAAAATCCTCTGCTTCATCCTCAGCATCTTGTTCCCCTAAAATCTCCCACCCTTCTGGAATATCCTCTCCAAATTCTGCTATGAATTTAGATAATTCAGTAGCTTCCTCGTGTCCATCACAAGCCATGTAGACTTTCTTGCCTTCTAATTCATGCTCATGATAACCTTCGCATCCTTTAATTTTTGCTTGTGCTTCTGCTTCAGCTATTGTGCTGAATACAGGCTGTCCATCTATCATTCCTACTTTGCTAAAGTCCTCTCTCACTTCTACATCTAATGGCTCAAGCCCAAGCTCCTCTCTGATCTCTGCCTCTGTCATTACTGCCTTCAAGTCTTGTGATGTAAAGTCTAAAGTGATAGGTTTAAGCTGTACAAAGTTAACAGGCATATCCATACTGTTAACTTGGAATATCTTTCTCAGTTGTTTTACTATCTGGTCTTGGAATGGCTTAACAACGGTATTTAAGTAAAAGTTACTAGCCGAGTTAAGTTCATCTACATTACTGCCAAGCCCTGTATCATTCTTGATTCCCATAAGCATAGGAGATGTAACTCTATGCCCTGACAGTATATTTTGAGTTAAAAGCTCTTGTAGGGCTAAGTATTCTTTTGATAATTCACTTGTGCTTATTGGTGTTATTTCTGGAGTTCTTGTTTTATCATCTGAAAATGTTAATACAAATTTTCCTGCATTACTCGCACCTGTAAACTTATCAGTCAAGCTTTGTTCTATTTGCATTCTCTCCTCTCTAGTTGGTACACCGTTTGCAAAGGAGATCATAAAAGAGCCAGAGAATCCGTTAGATATATTATTAAGATGGTATTCAGACACTCTAGAATCTATTAACGCCCAGTTATTACAACTAACGTAGTCAGGTGTATAATAAGAGTTCATGTTAGGACTATAAAGACCTGAGTACATTATCTGATTTGCAGATGTTCTATCATTAGCATTAAAAGCAGGAACGTAATAAGGCTTATTCTGTCTAGTATTTGTCCAGTCAGCACTTATGTAGTAACCCCTTGTCTTTCCAAATTCATCAGGTCTAGCACATCTTATCTTAGAAACATCCACATGATAGATTTCAGCAATTTGAGTCCTGTCTTTACTCCAAACTATATTAAGAGCAAAAGCTCCCTGTAATTTAAAATCAAAAGCTACCTTTTTTATTACTTCATGTAAGCTTTCATTCCCATTAACTCTATTGATAAAATTCTCTAGCTTTACTCTAGCTTCTAGATCTCTTTCATCCTCATTCTCTATTATAAGAGCTTCCCCTGCGATCATTTCGCTAGTGGCGTTGATAATTGCAGCAGAGATACTACTAGAATAATACAAGTCTATAAGGAACTGAGGGTATAAATTTTTCCAGTCATCTGTTCCGTATTCTATCCAATCTCTACCCCTTACTTCTTGAACCGTTGGAGATGTGCTAGTTGATAATTCAATGTTAATTATATTGTCTTTCATATTTCTAATTCTTTAGACCATTCATCACTTTTCATTATTGGTAAGATTTCAGAATGAGTATGTTGTTGCAAACCTACTAAAAAATCAGGAGTTTCCCCTTCAAATTTTAGAACTGTTTTAGTTCCATTAACTGAAAGCCTTAATGTATCAACACTATCCTCTAGCACTTGCGTAAAGTCTATTGTGTCTACATTTTCCATATTATAAATTACATATTTCATTTTTAGTGTTTTAAGGTACATTCGCTACTATATCTCCAGAAGCCATGTTAGTCATTGTAGCATTGTTGCTGTTAGTACTCTGATCTATAATTGTAGGATAAGCAGCAGTTCCATTTGGATCTCCCATTCTCCACCAGCCTATTAATCCAGATTCTCCTGATAAGTTTGTTGGTTCACCACTATTATATATTGCTGTAATAGTACCACTAGAAAGCTCTTTATTCCACATACTAGCTTCATCTAAATTCCCTGTAAAATTATAGCTATCGAGTAACATCCCTACCTTTAAAGGGTAAGCTGTATTCTCCATAGCAACATACGCTCCACTTCCTATTGTTCCTGATGCTCTTGTTAGAGTTTGATTTACACCGTTAATGTAAATTGTCTGACCTGTATTTGCTCCGCTACCATCATAAGTAGCAGCAATATGTGTCCATGATCCCTGAGTAGAAGTTAGCGTAGCATTTGTGTAAGAATAAACATATCCCCCAGTACTCTCATCCCACAAAGTGAAGTACAGTTTATCATTACCACCGATATACAAATAATACTCTCTTTCTGCGCTTACAGTACCAGTTTTAGTAATTACACCACTACTTGTTACATCTGGGCTATTATACCATATAGACAAAGAGAAAGGAGTGTCAGCACTTCCATTACCAAAAGAAAAAGTATTAGAATCTCCTAAGTTTAAATAGTCATCAGTACCATCAAATTCAATAGAATATCCATTAGTAAATGAAGTTCCCTGATTATTAGATGAACACAAGCTTTGCCCTAGTTTTAGTACTTTCATGCTTATGTAGTTACACCTTCATGATAACCTATACCAACGCCGCTAGTTAGCTGTATCTGTGTTATATTCATAAATATTGTAGTTCCTGCTGCCATTGTCTTTTCATGTAGAGCAGATTCTCCTGTGGCATCTGCCGCAGTTATTGTTAAGATAACACTTTCAACAGGAAAGAAAACGCAGTACCAGTCTTTGCTTGTTTGGTTAGCTGTTGTAAAGACTTCTGTTCCACCATTTTTTCCTAGTTGTTCTGTTAATAGTTGTTGTACGTTTTCTATCATTTTAATTGTTTTTTATTGTCCGTAATATATATAGTTAGTGCCACCTGTTGGCTCTTGCCTTTGAGTGTACTGAACTTGTGCAGTTCCTGACTTATCAGCAACATACATTTTTCCTTTGGTTACAAGCCCTTGAACCACCCCATGAGTAGGTCCTACTGGTAATACATCATTCTCTGTTACAGGTGCATTTCCTGTGCTTATAGCGACTGCTCCAGTCCAGCTTACCTCATAGACTTCATATTTCCAATATCCTGCTGGTTTAAAGTCTATCTTGCCTGTATAAACGTCAGTAGTTCTTGCACTATAATCAAATACAAACTTAGTGTATCTATCATAGATCAAATGCTCAGTAGAATAAGCATATTGAATTGACTTATCCATGTCATTACTAAACTTTACTAAGTGCCTAATCTTGTCAGAACCAACCGAAGTATCTATGCGATTATCCTCAGTTTGTAAGTAAGTAGTCAGGTTAGTTTCTGTGATTGCTTGTATCATCTACTATATAATAGAAAAGTGCTGATTTTATTTGGAATAAAAGAAAAGAGGGCATTAAGCCCTCTAATCAAAGAATATATGAAAACTACTAATTATTTTAAGAAGTTGTCGGGAAAGTTCCTGCTTCATTGATGAACCCACTTTGATCCCAAGGATTTGTAGTATAGTCCTCTAAGAAAGCAAAAGGAATTGCTTCTAGGCCATCAAAGGTAAGAGTGTAACCATTACGATCTCCGAATGCTGCTCCGCTATCCATTGTTCCTGCATTTAATTCTAATCCATTAGCCATTCCTAATGCAATAAACACATCGTGTCCATTGGCTAGTTGTTGATTTAATTGTGCAAAAATTCTTACTTTACTTTTTCCTAATAGCTTAATCTCGTTCTGATCCTCTTTAGTCAGACGGTTAAGTATAATATTTACTGTAGGAGTGTAAAAAATCGTGCCATTTTCTCTAGATCCAGTAATAGTATCAGTAATACTAGCCACACCTAAAGGCATGACATATTCATAAATCGTAGTAGCATTCCAATCAATCGCATCAATTTCTAATGGATTTGATCCATCATAAGTATAAGACACATCCTCATCATATACTGAGAAAAATATTTTTTTTACTCCACCGCTAATTCTATTACAATCAAGTCCTCTACCTCGTGTAAGTGCTGTACATGCCATTTTATTTTATTTTTTAAGGTTAAAGGAGCAGAGGTTTTTACACCCCTGCTTCTTGAATTAAGTTAATTATGACTGTCTAACAATATCAGCTCCAACTCCAGTCTGAACAGCTCCAGAATATCTAGCTACTACTCTCACGTTGTCACTCCCATCCAATAAACTCATATCCATTAATTGGATTCTAGTTGCATCAGAAAGTAAGTCAGTTCCAAAGAATAAATTAGACTTTTCTGCCGCTACCACTTGGTTGTCAACCATCCCAGGACAAACTGCAATTTTATAACCTTCGAATACAGGCTCATAGTCTCCATTCATGTTATAAGCGTTTACATATCCTAAAGTCGATACAGCAGACACATAGAAAGCGTAAGTCTTAGCATTCATGTAAATATGCAAGTCCTCTTTTCTTAATACAGGAGATATGTTAGCTGCCATGTCAGCAGTTAAAGTTTGTAAGTTAGCTATGATGTTAGCTGCTGTATAAGCACCAGAAGCTGATGATTGGATTACTGTTGCATCTACTCCAGGTAGAAGGTAACCAGTTGCGGTTCCTAAGAAACCAGCGAACTCTCCATTAGTTGCAGCAACACCACTCCATATAGAGTTTTCAGTTGCTTGTGCTATAATTTCCCCCATATAAGAGATTACGTAGTCCTCAAAAGATACTGGTGGCATAGCACCTGCACCAGCTCTCATTTCTAACGCTTCCCAAGATGTAAGTAAAGTTTTCTTACAAAGGTCAATGTTGATTTGTAGGTTCTTAGGTTCTAATACTTTTTCAGTTAAAGCTAAAGTTCCGTGATCAGTAAAGTCACAAGTAGCATCTCTTACCACTGTACTTCCTGCCATTCTTTGAATATTAGACTTATACTTAACATTTTCCATAGTTGTTAAATAGTCTAATGATGTTGCTTGTTTAAGTGCTGCCGAGATGTAGAATCCAGCCGCCTTCCCAGCAAAATTTGATGTTACATTAAATGCCATTTTTTTTAGTTTTTAAGTTATTATTTTTATTTATTTAAATCGTGTAAAAATTTAGCTCTACTGTCTAGCTTTCTGTAATCTTTTCTTGATAACACAGGTCTATCAGCACTAAATTTGTTAGTATTAACTGGTGCATCAGCAGGACTTTCTGCTAATTCAGTTTTTAATTTTTCATTCTCAGCTTTCAATTTTTCAATTTCATCCTCTGCTGAAAATTCAACTACCTCAGTAGTCTTTATAGTTTTAGGATTTGTAGATGGTTCTGCTGCTTCCTCAGACATTTCCTCAACATCATCATCTCCACCTACCTTGTCTCTTTTAAGATCAGCTACTGCATCCTCTAAGTTTTTGATACGTTTCTCCATACCAGCCCAGTCATATACTGCCGCTTCATCATCCTCAGCTAATTCAGTATTCTCAGCTTCATCAGATAATTCAGTTTCATCAGATGCTTCAACCTCCTCCTCAGTTTCTGATTCGATTACTTCAGCAACAATACCTTCAGTTTCCACACGAAAGCTTACTCCATCCTCAGTTTTATACGTGCCAACTGGTAATAGTATTGTAGTGCCATCCTCAGTAAGGACTGATATGTCCACCCCTGATTCTAGTTCCTCAGCAGTAGAAACGAAAATAGTTCCATCCTCGCTTTTAGACTGCCAAGCCAATGTAATTTCTTTTTCTTTGTTTAGCCCTAAAGCTATTAGTATTTGTTCTTTAATATCCATGATTTCTTTTTTAGGTTCATTATATAATAGAATTACTTTGATTCTGTTTGATTTTCACGTATTATCTCATTTAAAGCAGATAATATCTCTTGATCTGTTGGCTGTCTTTCTGACATCTTTTCCATACGATCAGTAAAGTAACCTTCAATGCTTAGACCTTTCAAAGAGCCATCCTTAACTTTAGCCCAGAGTTCATCATTGTTTATTTTCATAGAAACCATCCATGTGCCTTTTGGTAAATCGTAGCCAAAAAGTCTAGACTTGTCCATTTTAGGATCCTCTATGATCCAAGATTCAACTGTTAAAACACCAGATACTCTATCTTGATGCTCATAAGTTGCTTTGTGATGATTGTTATGTTTTAAATATAACTCAGATGCTTGTCTAACAGTTTCAGGGCTAAAGTAAACGTAGTATTCTGAATCTGTATTTGGATCGTATCTAAAAATATTCTTGTTAGGGATAAGCGCAGGAGATAATAAGCATTTTTTCTCATCATCTACTTTAGCAAAAGTCAAGTTATTCTTTTCTTTTCCAAAGTAAACGAAGTCCTGTTCTATGGCTGGTGCTGCAACTAAACTTATAGCATCAATTGCCAATTCTTGAGAACTTTCATCTATGACTAATTCTTTTATAGATGTGGTCTTTTCGTAATAGTCTTTATTAGCAGCTTCACATTCAGCTATTGTTTCATATTCACAGCTTCCTGTTTCTCCCCACTTTACATTTCCGTCTTTACATTTTTTACAAGGCATATTATATAATAGATTTAATTAATATTTATTTTATATTGTAGCTCTCCTTCTAATGGTAGCTAATTTATCTTGGTTATTCGTTATGTCATCACTTACTACATAGGCTTGTACTGGCTCTGGCTTAACCCCACCTGTTAATTCAAAAGATCCCCCCATTGTCTGAGGTGCAGGGCCTTGTGCATTTGCGGTAGGTACTGATCCACCACCCCCACCACCAGGAACTGGAGTAGACATTATTTTCTTAACATTAGCTAATCCCTGTACAATAATAGCTGCACCTGTAACAAAGCCCAGAGTACCCCCCTGCTTAAATGCCTTATTAGCACCTGCATAAGTGTCCATAATTGCTTGTGCTACTGCAAGTTCTTTGCTTTCTCCTGCTAAACTCATTAAAGCTCCTGCTAATTGTGAGTATGCACCAAGCTGTGTGGCTACATTTTCTGCAACCACCATAGATTTTTGTCTTTCAAATTCTTTTGTTATAGCAGTTGTTTCCATTCCTGACTTTCTAGCCATATCTAGCTTTAACTTGTAAGCAGCATCTAGCTCCTCTAACTCTCTTTCTAGACCTGACATACCTTCTGCTCTTATTTCATTTTGAGATTCTAGTAATTCTTTATTTAAAGCTACTTCATTAGTTTTTTGCTCTGATAATTGCCCTGTGATAGTTTCCTCTAATTCAAGCATAGCAACTTTCTGTTCCTCTAATGCAATCCAATTTTCCTCACTAGCATTTATATCATATTGAGCTTGTGCAGCATCTATTTGAGTTTGAACTTGCTCTTTTTGTAGTTTTTGTTGTTCAGCTAAAATCTTATCAAGTTCTTTATTGGCTTCAATTCTTTCTGCAAAAGTCTTAGTTTCATCATCTCTTATTTGTCTTTGTACCTCTGCATCTTTTAAGTATTGAGCATTTAATCTAGCAAACTCTACTGCTGCTCTGTTTGCTGCTTTAGTTGTTTCTGTGATTGACTTTGCCTGATCTACTGTACTTTTCGTGTAATCTATTACAGCAGCTGTTCCCTCTTTTACTGTTTTAGTCAGCTTATCAACGCTATTATCTACACCAGTCCAAGTATCTACCATTTCTTTTCCTGCGTTTACAGCTTCATCTTTAGCTGCTGCAAATTCTCCCTTAAATAAATGTCCGATAGCTTTACCTAAATGACCAATGACATCTAAAAAAGACATCATTCTTTCAATTAAATTATCTTTGATAGCATTTGCAAAGTCTGTTAGAGCTTCTTTTGGATTTTCAAAAATATCTTTGAACCATCCTGTAACCTTGCCAACATTATTGCTTATAAAAGTAAATAAATCATTAAACGCTATTTCTAAAGCTGTCATAGCAGTATTGAAAGTATCAACTACTTTTTGGTTTTTACTAAATACTTCCATGAGTTTAGCAAGTAAAGCTACTGCTAAACCAATCCCTGCTGCTTTTAATGCAGTACCAATGCCTTTAATTGCTGTTCCCATACCCTTAAAGCCCTTTGTACCTTTATCTGTTGCTGGTTCTATCTTTTTTGTTTCTTTTACTAAACCTTTTACATCTTTAGTAACATCTCCAACATTTGCATCTATTTTAAAACTTAACTCTGTATCTGCCATAATTCTATACTTTTAATTCGTAAAAATCAAGTGTAGCTGTCCAGCTAATACTTGTTTCATTTGCACCTGTCACTTGAATAAACATATCTCCACCACTAAACGCTGCTTCTCCTGTCCACCCTGTAACCGTTCCAAATTCTCCTATTTTATAAGTGGTCTGATCTACTGCTTCTAAATATATTAAGCCATAAGTCTTAACAGCTTTTCTATCATTAACAGCTCCTGAGCTTCCGCCACCTGTTCTAACTCCTACTATCATTACTTCAAAAGATTCAAAAGTTCCTGTTCCATCTCTTGCAATAGCTGTTACGTTTGGATCTCCATTGACAAATAGATTAGTAGGAGTAGCATCAGTTGTTGTGCCTGTTAGAGTTATTGTAGAGCTTTGAGCTTTACCCACAGCAACACCATTAAAACCACCACCACCGAATACTACTTCTCCATCTCTTGTTGCTTTTCCATAATTACCTAAGACCGTTGCATTGTTTACTCCATTTGCTATTTCATTTGAATCTCCTATGATAATATTGTTTCTGTTGTTTCCCTTTGTTGTATTACTTTCGCCCATTATGAAAGTATTTGTAGTATTAAATTCAGTTGTATTATTAGCACCTCTGACTACATTCTTTTCATTGCTTATAGCTTGTTGTGTTTTCCCTGAATACCTGTAAGCAACGCAACTTCTAGTAGCTGTATCAAAAGTATAACCATAGGCTTCACAAGCAGCTTGATTAGGCAAGACATCAGTTGTTCCATCTGTGAAAACTACTTGTCCACTTCTTAGAACTTCTTTAGGCTTTATTGTATATCCGTTTCTAAATTCCATTATCCTATTAATATAAATTCAACTGTTGATAAATCTTTCGGTTTGTAGTCAATTCTATTTACTCTGTAAGATCTATTCTTAATCATACACAAGTCTGAAAACTCAAATTGAGCAATATCTCCAGCAGTTAGATTGACTTTTATAAGCATAGTCTTAGTATCTGGGTTGTAAAGCTCATTGTAATAAGGAAACCAATAAGTGTTAAATAGATTAAGTGGCGTTGTTTGACCTATTGGCTGAATATACTGACATTCTCCAAAGTTATAGTCTACCGTAGGATTGGCAGATGTTAGATCAGTAGGTATATCTGTTAAGTGAGAAAAAGAAAAGAAATTAGATGAATTTTCACTACTTCCACCGTTTTGACTTGGTATATAGTATGATGTAGATCCCATAGCAACAGGGCTGCCACCTGTATGATTATAGAGTATTCTAGGCATATTATCAAATGGGCTTGTAGTACCATCATCATTCATAGAATAAATAGTCGGTACGATCATCTCATTAAAGCCCTGACCTAATGGCTTAGATACTGTTGCAGCAAAAGGACTAGCTACAATTTCATCCTCTCCTTCTAATAATGTTAAAGTTCCTGCACTAAATACTTTACTTCCGTATAGATGACCTCTAGTTGATTTTCTGTACATATTAAAAATATAATCATCATCATCTTGCTCATACTTAAAAATAGTTCTCTTTTTTAAATCATTCAAAGGCGTTAATGTAACATCTTTTAAATCCACTTTATCTGTCCAATCAAAGTTAATACTTCTATCTTTCAAAGTTGTGCCTTTAGTATTTTTAATAAATACATCTGAATATGTTTCTATGATAATATTAGCAGGATCAGATTTGTCTTGCAAAGTTACTAAGTTAAACATAGTAAAAATACCTTTAAGAAAATCCCATTGATTAACCTCTCCCCGTAAACTATTTAGAGTTGCGGATGTTACATTTGCACTCATTATATTAAAAGTCATTGTAGCAGTTGGTCCAGATGCTATTCTTTGTTTAATAGTACCACCGCCACTAGTACAGGCAAATTCAGGATATAATTTATCTCCATCATTTAAAAGCCTTGATATGTTTCCCGAAAAAGTTTCACTTTGATTTGCATTAATAGGTTGTGTATCTGAATTAAAAGTAGTTGTTATACCAGTTGCTGCTACATAATGAGCCCATCTTAAAGTTGCTTCTGTATTAGGATCACTTGAATTGTTATAAAACTCAATACTATAATCTATCTCATAAAATCTATTGTCTGATGTATTAACTATTTTATAAATATCAGCAGCCACAGGGCTTGTAGTGTCTTGATATTCTGCTGGTGTATTTGAATTAACATTTCCCGAAGGCTGTGTTCTATCTATTACTGCTGCTGTAATATAAGCAGTTGTTGTTGATCTTACTGGCGGACCTACTCCCGATTGTACTTTCGGATAAGTTGCTGTTGTAGTAGTATCAGGAATAACAGTAGGCATATTATCACCCCCCCAGTTAAAGTCCATAAACAACCTCTTGAACTTTCCTGTATCAAATAAAGTGCAAGTATATGTATAACCTGCTTCACTAAATATTCTATCAATTAAATATTTGATCTGTATAAAAGGTCTAAAGGCTTGTTCTAATGATGTTAGTTCTGGAAAACCATCAGTAGAGTTGTTACCTGTTGCATCATTTGCTATTAGTATCTGACCTGTCCAATCTACAAAAGGATATTTTAAAACATCTGTAACAGTAGCACCAACAGGACCAGCGAACTCATTAGGATTAGTTAAGGCATTTGATAAAGGTAGCCCATCTGTATACCAGCTTCCTTTAATAGCCACTTTAGAATAAGTATGCTCTAACTCCGAAAAGTCTATAAAATCAAATGTTCTGTCTTTTAAGGTGTCGGCTAATGCTATTGTCTGAGCATATAGATTCACATTGTAGCTTATCTCCCCATCTCTTTCTTGTATGTCTAATAGCTTTAAAAAGCCATCAAATAAAATAAAACCATCTTGCTTTAAAACTGATCTAGTCCTTGCGTAAGGATTAAAGTCATAAGGATTTCCAAAGCTTCTAGTGATTTCAAATATGTTTCCAAATATTTTATTATTTCTTTTTGTTGCTGGTAAATTAAAGTCCTTTGAATATGACTGTATCTTTTCAGCTACATTCTTAAAATCATCTACGCTTAAAGTCAAAGGGATCTCCTCATGCTCATATAAGTCACAAATCACTTGACCTTCCCAGTCTGTAATACCAGCAGTTCCTGTTATTGAAATATTATTGACCACTAAATTGTCAGCAGTATTATTATAATAAGCAATGAAAAGAGTATCAGAGTCAGACATAGCAGTAAAAGTAAAAACTTTTTGAGTTGTACTACTAGCTGAAAATGATGTCTGAACACCACTCTGCCCATTTTGATTTCTTACAGCAAGATATCCTGGTGCATTAGCTATATTTATAGTAGCAGTATAACTTTCTCCAATAATAAGCCCAGACAGTTGTTGATAAACTCCACATCCACTTCCATACATACTATTAGCAGTAGATGCTACTACTGAATTTAAAACTAGATTACCCCCTGAAGTAGTTGCTTGTGCAGCAGTTGCATTAACTGTACCTCTAAATCTATACCAAGCACCAGCAATTGTAGGCGGTGCAGTACTCATTATTGAACCGTAAATATTAGAATTAGATGCATTATCAGTATTTGTAGCAGTATCGACAGTAGTAAATTCTAGTGCATCTACTATAAACTGGCTAAGGCTTGTGATTTGCGGATATACTATTAGCTCTACACTCATTAGGCAGGTTGTGTTTTTTGTGTTTTATTTCTTTCTAACTCAAATGTGTATTGAATCAGTTTATCATTTGCTACTGTCTTTCTTGTATAGCTTGAAGTTGTTATTAAAACAGGCTCTACATATTTATTTGTTATTGTGAAATTTGATTCTGTTGCATTATAACCATTAAGAATGTAAACAGATTGACTATTCATTAATTCCTCAAACCATACAGCATCAGCTTCTGTAAGAAAGTCACTATTAATTTGTATTCTCTCTGTTGAATTAACTCTAAAATTTTTCTTGCCACCTTTATATCCTTCTATTTCATAAACACTATTATTCCAAGTTCCACCCATTTGAGTATAGGTAGTTCTATTAGTTGTTGTTGATCTGACAGATTTCATAGTAAAAGTATAGTAATCCCAAGCACCCCACTGATTAAGCCAAGTAAGTCTTATGCTTTCATATCCTTTAGCAGTAGGACAATTTAAGTTTATAGTGTACGTTTGCTGCTGTTGAGGTACTGAATTCTGCTGTGCTGTAACTGTGTAATAGCCGCCTTGTATAGTTCCAGCAGCTACAAGAGTCTTAAATGTAGTAGATGTATTCTGCAAGTTTCCAGGAAAAGCACCGACAAATAAATATTTCGTAGGAGCAAAGGCACTACTAGTAGGTCCAACCCCCCCTCTAGCATTATCATTATATAAAATGTCACTCCCAAGGAAAACACCTGCACTATTATAATAATAAAAATAGATTTGTTTCATTCTATCTGCTTGAGTAGGCATTTGATTAAAGAAAGCGAAAGTTCCATAGTCATTTATATTTGCATACTGAGTAGTAGGTGCATTAGTTAAGAACTTAGAGTTAGCTGTTGTGCTGCCTAAATAAAACAAGTTAGCATCTAAGTCAAAGCCATAATTAGCACCCTGAACTAGAGTTCCAGTTGCATTTATTCTCCCTCTAGTTAAATAGTTTTCCTTTTGTAAAACACCATTAAAGAAAAGATATGATTCTGAATTGATAGTCTGACCTGATATGATAGATACAGGACCGTCTTGAGTTGATGAGCCTTCTACTTTATATTGAATAGCAAAGTAGTATAGCCCTTCTATGTTTCTAGCATATTGATCTATCAAATGAATTGGATGTGGCTGATCGTAGACAGAAACACCTTTGTACTTACTCCCAACACCACTTTCTCCCCCTCTATTTTGAGGACCAACATAGCCTTCTAGTAAAGACTGAAAATCAAATATTCCCACCCCTGCATTGTTAGGGGTTGTTTTAAAAGTTCCTATCACATCTGAACTGCTTGAAAGGTTTATCGGAAGTCTGCTTACATGCAATTCTGCTAAAAATTTAACATTCCAATAGTTATTCACTATACTAGAATTTTCTATTGTAAAGATTATCTGCTGCCCGACTGGCAGAATATTGTATAAAGGTTTTTGTGCTATGTTATTTGCCATTAGTTTACTGTTGTTAATCCATTAATAATATCATCTTTTACTGCTCTTAACATTTCTTTTGGTAAGTTTTTCATTCCTAATTGTAAAGGTCTTTGAAAGAAACTAATGCCCTGTATTCCTTTACTATATATACTTCTTGCTATTAAATACCCCATACTTTTATGACTCATAAATTTCCCTGTTTCTTTATCTTTCCACTGAAAACCTTTTCTTTTTGCCCATTTAGCCATAATGCCTGACATACCCCCTTTTGACTTCCCTACTTTTGCCGAGCCAGTTCCAAACCTATAAGGACTTATAATTGACCTACCTTCATAGTTTGTAAACTTCCTTTGTTTATTTGTTCCTGAAACTCCCTTATCTACAAAAGTACCGTAATCTTGCATAAAAAATTGAACACTAAAACCTTGAGCATTTTGTGTTACTTTGAAACTTATAGAGTTATATAAGTCTTTAGTATCGTTTTTTTTAGCTTTCGTAAGATTAGTTCGTGCTTGTTTAACTATATATTTGCCAAAACTTTCTAAGTATCTTTCTATATTGTCTGTTTTCATTAGACTGATGCCACAAATATTTCTACATCTACATCAGTTGTATCTCTTGGTCTAACCTGTATGCTTGTTATGTCCTCTAATGTAGGAAAGTTAGGAGTAGTGTCAGCTTCAGCAATTGCAGCAGTATCAGCTTGGCACAATAAATGTGAAGTACCTGCTGTCATTACTACTTGATAGTTAGTGTTCTCTGTTACGATTGCTATATCCATATTTGCTGAATCACTTAAATTTGTAATCCTAATATATTTACAATTCTCTAAGTCTAAAGCACCTGCACTTCCGTAAACATTACTGTTGAATGTTGCTATTGTAGTGGTGTTAGAATGAGGACAAGTTACTACTCTTTCAAATGTATCTGTAATACTTGCAACTGTTAATGTGTTTGATGATCCTCTTAAAGCACCATTGATTGTGACACTCTCACTTATTGTTACCGTTAAATCTGCCATATTTATTTATTTTTTATTAATTCTAATATTTTATTTATTTTGTCTTTTATTTCACTCACATTGTCAGCATTCTTTTCATGATGCTTTTCAAAAGTGCTTTTCACTTCTCTTACACTAAAAAAAAAGAATTGATATAAAGCATAAAAGCAGCCTACTAACAAAACTAAGGTCACTCCGTATCTCTCTATTAATTCAAATATTTCCACTATAATTTAATTTTTATTGTTGGCGGTATTATTTTTATTTCTACTTTGCCTATCTTTATCTTATTTAATCTCATTAATATCTTTAACATTAGTACCCTGCTCCTGCATCTGTAACAGGTATTATGCAAGTATCAAAGTCATTCATTACTTTCACTCCCATTTGAAAAACCCATCCACAGCAAAGATTATCAAACCTTTCTTGAAAAGGCTCTATTGTAAATTGATCTTGTGTAAAGTATAATGGTGCATTAATATCGTTTGTTCCTGCTTGTGATTGTCTTGAACTATGCCTTAACATTCCAATGAAGTCAGTACATATTTCTAGAGTCTGATTAAATACTTCTTGTTCATTATTTTTCATATCAACCAGCTTAGTCAATTGCTCATGCTGTTTAGTCTGCCAGTCTTTCTTTTCACTTACCATATCCATAATAAAAAGCTGAAAGTTATATACTAATTCTGACTCTCCTGTTGTTACATTAACTGGATTGATATGCAGTAAAGGAAACTTCTCCATCTTTTCCAAGTTGATGTCATATATATCCCCAACAGAAACGGTAGATATTTGGTCATGATATTGACCTAATCTAATTAGTGTATTTACTACGTTGTTATATGTCTTATTGCTGACTGCCATGTTTTACTTTGTTTTGTAAGTTTAAATCTATTTCATAACTCAGCCAAGTTAAGCATTCTAACAGGCTAAGGTTTGTAATTCTTTCTAAGTTTACTATCTCCCCATTTGTCAATCTGTACATCACTCCGAACCATCCCCATTTTTCTGCGAAGGATTCTGTTGCAATAGCTGATTCATTTCCTTCAGCTGATCCATCAAAACAGATGGCAAAGTCGTTAGCAATCCTTTCCCTAAATGATAAAAAAAAACCAGTGCATTTTGCACTTGCTGAGCTGACATCTTTTTCATCTGTTCGGCTCGTATGCTTATATTACCATCATAGGCTGCAATAGTATAAACTCCATTCTCTCCTTTCTCAGTAATAGGTCTATATAAGATTGCCATTACTTCTGGTAGGCTTTTCTCTACATCATTCTTAATTAGAGTTTCCAAATCTGCATACTCTCCTAAGGAAATATCATCTAAATTAGGATGAAAGCCATACTCCTTTCCATCTACTTCTATTATCTTTTTTAAAGAACTATCTTGCTCTTGTTGTAACTCTGAGATCTTACTCATCATTACTGCCACATCTCTTAAAGACAATTCATCAATCAACTTCTTAGGAATATCTGACAAAGCAGCTATTGTTTCTTTCGCTTCTTTTGCCTTACTCTTGGATGAAAACTCTATCAGCTTAAGCCACTTTTCAAGAGTAACATCACTCCACTTGCTGATTAATTTGAACTGCTTTACCTTGCCTTGCTTCTTAATCTTTACCTTCATCTAATATATAATAGAAAAATTCATAATTTAGTTTACTGTACAAAATACCTTCCTGCGTTTGGATTATCTAAGTGATAAATAACGTTATATCTTACACCATCAATAGCGTGATTGTAATTATCTACATAGAGCTTTGATCCTTTGTCTGCGTAAACATAGTTGTTTAATTCTTTGGCTATGTTTGTTGATTCTGGGCTTACTATTAATTCATAGTCTTGCATTCTAGTTATACCGCTTTCAATAGTTCCTTTTTTAACTGGCTTAATGTTTACACCTAAATGCTTTAAATCTGCTATTAGTCTAGGCTCTGCTGAATCTGCTATGATTAACTTATCACTTATCTTGCTTAATATAATCTCAGCAAGTTGATTAGACTTTAATCCATTCTGATAGATATGTTCTTTTAGATAGATCTTACGCTTAGACTTATCAATGGCTACTTCTGTTAAGCTGTCTGGATCAACGCTAAACCCAAAGTCCATTCCACAAGATGTCTGTAAGCCATCAGGATTAAATTCTCCAAATGTCCAATTCTCAAACACAACACCCTCTGCTTTGTCTAACCAGCCACCAAGTATCTTATGCTGATACTTTTTAAAGTTTCTATGCTTTATAGTGTTAATACGCTCTAGGAAGCTCTGTGAGAGATTTTCTCTGTTGTCTAGGTATGTACTATGGATATAGCATACATTGTCTCTAACGCCATTAAAACCAGCTTCTACGCCTTTGTCTTGAAAGAACCTATTGTATATCCAATGCTCTTTAGTGACTGGGTTTAATATTAAGATGATTCTGTTCTGCACATCTTTTTCCCTAATACTTAAATCAATCGTATCGAATATATCCTCATCAATCAATTCCTCAGCTTCATCTAATACCCACGTGCTTATTCCTTGTAATGATTTAAGACTAGCTGTTTGATTACCTGCTGATGTCTTTATACCTCTAAATAGTATATCTGATTTATTGCCTAAGTTTACAACCTCAGCTTTGTTTACGCTAAAGATATTATCAAAACCTAATAAACTGATCTTTTCTAAGAATTCAGGAATAATTGAGAGATGTGCTGACACCATTGTGAATCTTGTAAATAATACTCTAATGTTCTTAGACATTGTAAGCAGCGTAAGAAACACCGTTACAGCAAATGACTTTCCAGAACCTCTACCCCCTGTGATTATAAAGTAACGAGCATCAGATTCAAATAAAGGATTATATTTCTTATTCAGTATCAGTTTCAACAAATGTTATGACAGGCATATTAATAGCTTTATCTCCAGAAGTTACATCTAATCTATTCGTTTCATTCCATCCTAGTCTAGTCTTTGCTGCGTGTATTACAACTGAAGGCACTTTATCTTTTACACATTCATAATACTTTGACTTGATAAAGTCTTTTTGTATGTTTT